TCAATCGGTGCAGTTGGCACAAATATCGAACTTCCAATAGACGATGGTGTTATAGGAACATTCAGAATTATATATCTATATATAAATAATTCAACAACAAACGGAGCAGTTGCCGCAATACGGGCTGGATGATATGGGACGCAGGCATAGACATTTCTGGGCCAAAAAAAAGAAGAAAAAACATACTTCGTATTCGAAAATCGATATTATTGATGATCCAATACAAATACCAGATGGAACAGGCGGTATTATAACATTAACATCAGCTACATTTACAGCTTTGGAGGGTGGGAAAATCGTCCTTGCAATTAATAGAACTGGTGGGTTACTTGGAAATGTAACAGTCAATTATGTAACATCAGATTTAACAGCAATAGCAGGAACAGACTATGTTGCAGCGTCTGGAAGTGTGACATTTTTAAGTAATGCACAAAGCACTAAATATGTAGCAATAAAAACAACAAGAAGATTAGATACAGAAGAAGAATCAGATTTCAAATTTACAATATCAATAGACTACACAATACCAAATTTAGCAATTCTTGGACAATACTCAGAAGCAACAATAACAATATTGCGTCATGGATATGGTGAATTTCAATTCCCAGGATTACAATATGAAAAACAAGATCCTAATTCTGGGACGACAACATTAATAGTACCAATAAATAGATCTGGTAGTAAAGATGCTTCAACTATTCAATACGCAACCTCAAATGGGACAGCAATAGCAGGAACAGATTATGTTGCAGCATCTGGGACATTATCATTTATTGATAATGAAATGTCTAAATCAATTGATATAACGATAAACGGCAGATCAGGAAATCAGGGGTCCAGATCATTTAGTTTAACGCTATCTAATCCAACAGGACCAACAACACTCAATGAAGACTCTAATGTTGCAACAATAACAATAGTTGAAGGGTCTGCAACATCAAATCCAAATGGGAATCCACAATACTACATATACGATACAATGATCTACATATCATCAGACATAATATACGAAGACACAACAACAGTTGGGGATAACATAACATGGAATTCTGGATTTTGTCAAAAAATTGGTGATAAAATAGGTATTTGCAAAGCTACGCCATACAGTAGCACAGATTTCAAAAACACAGATCCAACATTTAAACAAACCCCACCAAACAGATTTAATATATTGATAACATAAATTCAAATATAAAATATGGCTAAATGCAATAAACCAACAACGAGTTTTATTAGAGGACCTCAAGGGCCGTCTGGACCAAGGGGGCCACGTGGATTTGATGGGGTAATAGGTAAAGATGGCAACAATGGACCACAAGGACCACAGGGAGAACGAGGAGAACAAGGCCCAGAGGGTGAAGCCCCGCCAGCAATATTGTGGACTTTCGCTGGAACACTATCAACAGAATATAATACTTTCTTGTCAAGATTTAGGGCAAATAAAACATTTGAGTTTGTTGGTTTTGATGTTAATCTAACAGTTGCTCCGACAGGACAAAGTGTTATAGTTAATTTCTTGAAAAATACAGTTGTTGTTGCTACTGTTACTGTTGCAGTTGGTACACGATATGGTGAATCAGACGTTGCAGTAACATTAATTGATGGCGATGAAATATACCCAGAAATAATCCAAGTTGGTTCTATAACACCTGGAACAACAATGATGGCAAAAGCCAGAACATATTAACTAATATAATATTATCTTGTGGACATGTTGTTTATTATTTTATTTTCATTTTATCCAGTCTTCGGCTATCGTTAAATCAATGTCAAATGTGCCATATTAACAATACCAACACCAGCATCTATTAATTCGATAATCATTTTGTCAACATCAATAGTATTAGTATTAATACATGCACTTGCATCTGATATTACATAGGTATTATATCCATTCAATCTTGCATCAATAGCAGTAGCCTTTATGCCATCAACACCAACACCACACACGAAAACATTCTTAATTGGATGATCATTTAATAAAGTTATTAATTTCTTATCGCCTAAAGATCCATTAAATGCTGAAATATCATCTGAGTCCCCAGATCCTTTTATCAAAATACGTTGTCCATTAACATTTAGATTTTTTGGGAAATCTGCACCAATTGTATTTTGAACACAATGTCTTGGAAACTTTACAAAATGTTTGGTATCATCTTTGTGCCAGTCTCTAGCAACGTATAAAGCAGTAGTATGATCTTTGATAACTGATGTTATCAATTTATTAATTCGATCAATTATTAAATTACCATTTTTAACGCCAAGAGGACCTCCTGGTAAAAAATCATTCTGAACATCAACAATAAGTAGAGCATTGTTATAATTACATTTTTCAAATAACCAACATTCAGTACCATCGTTCTTAACATAAGTTCCAACATATTTCTCTGCACTATTATGTTTATCACGCAAAGATAAGCACCATTTGCTATCAGGGTTAAATGCAGTAACTACACAGTCTATTATTTTACCAACGACAGCTATTTTAAAACTTGTTCCAACAACAATTATTGGTGGCTTTGCTTGTTCATATTCCATATTACACATTACACATCATGGCCTTATTTAATAATCGGCCAGTATTATGTTCAACTTGTATTGCTCTATCATCATATAAAGCAATCATTTCAAAATCTTTACAATTTGTCACTTCAAGTACTCTACCTAAATGCTCAAGACACCAGTCTTTAACAGGTTGTATTAATTCTGGTACCGAAGCTCTGGCTGTCATAATTTTGACTATTTTACCAGAATTACACCAATCTAGGACTCTGATAACCATTGGCATTATTGGATCACCAATTTTATCACCTTTGAATTCAGAATATTTAGCTAGCGTACCATCAAGATCTACACCTATCCATCCCATACAGTCCTCAATTAGTACCAAATTCCAGCAACCAAATGTGTAAAACCCACACAGCCAATCTCATCAAATTGGCTATATAATGGACATAATGTGATTACATCTCATATTTCACCAACAAATCAAATACGTCACAACTTTAAGATATCTAACAATTACTTATTGCTTTTTGTTCATATTAAATTGGTATAATCATATGGTTAGAAATATTACCCGGCTCTTTCTATGTTTAGATATTACAATATCTCAACAAACCATTCTTTTGGTGCTTTATGTTGAGTTCCAGTATCGTAAACCACTTTATTAAGCTTATAATCAATTTCAAGTCTGTTACATATTGTATTATCAATATGTAATACAATGCGTTTATTTCCACGTTTATTTATTAAATTAACTAGAAATGATTTATACCATTCTTCAAAAGTTTCTGTTATTGGACCAAGTTTATAATCTTCTTTGTCATAAAATGGTGGTGATGTAAATATGAAATCGCCATCAAATTCAACTTCTTGAAACATTTTATTATGCAATATAGCATTAGATTTTAAATAATCCTTTATTTTCAATAGACCGCTAAAATGCCTTGCAGGATCTGTTGCTTCATAATCATATTTCAAAACATATGCAGCCAACATTCTATTGCCCCATCCAGCACATGGATCAAACCATTTACCTGCTAAATTAAATTTCTTAATTGCCGCGATTGTAGTTGGTGTACTTAATATTGATGCTCTACTAAGACCTGCAAATTGTAATTCTCTAATAAATCTATCTGCAGTAATGCTATCTCCAGTCGTCAACAAAGCTTTGACTGCCTTTTTAACTATAGTTTCTGACTCTTTTATCATTGATATTGTTTTACGACCACCGATGCTTGTTTCCCATATGTCTGGCTGAAAATTTATTATTAACTTATTACCATAATTTCTCCCATTTTTAATCACACCGTTGTTAATACGACCATTAATATCGTATTCTTTTAATTTTCTAAGATCTGATTTTATATCATCATCTGAATATTTTAATGGCAACCAACCACTTGATACAATTAATTTGGTAAAAGAATCAATCATTTTATCAATGTCAATATTATTTTTCAAATCATCTGGTTTTAAATCACATTGCCAATTATTGATATCTCTCCAATTTTTAATAAATGAATTATCAATCAATTGAAATCTAAATTTTTTTCTTTCTAAAAAACGCTTAGCATCTTTATAAATCCATTCACCAAATTTCTTTACTTGATTATTGCCACTCCATGCAATATAGCATGAATTTGTGCTATTTGAAAATTTGACACCCAATGCTGATAAAGTGGTATTCTTTGATATTATATTTTCAACTGCTTCTAATATTGGTTTATCATTTTTATGGGCAGCAAAATTTATATAGCTGGAATATGATCCACTTTTGCGTTTCCTGCCACTAATACATCCATCACCATCAAAAAATCCTCGAATAAAATGATGCTTTAAATCATCTGGAACATTTGACAACATTATAGGATTACCATTTTTCCAATCAAGATATCCAAGTGTTATCAAATTGTCACAAAATTTTTTATTATTAAAACAAATACCATACTGACCACGTGAAGTTTCTGGCGTACGTACATGCCCATTGTATTTTATATCATTTGCAAATTGATTAATAACAATCATGTCTTTAGGAGCTAAATAGAATCTTAAAGATCGTCTAGTCCCAGCTGATTTTGCGATACATCCATCAGCAGCAAGATAACCCAACCAATACGCTTTATTCTGATCGTCAATAATTTTGAAATAATCACAATCAACTAAAGCAGAAAATGAATCTCTCGATTCTCTAATCTTGACATTGTTGCGTTTCAACCACTTCAAAATTGTACTATCACTTATATTATATTGTTTACATAAAGCAACACTTGTCATGCCATTGTTATATGATTCACATATATTTTTGATTTGTTTATCTGTTAATATTTTAGCTGCCATAAGCTATTTCCATTGTTATTAAATACATTCTATTGTACATATAAGTACATAAAATAATCAACATTATTTATTTTGTTTAATATCATTTAAAAATTCAAACATCAAATTATCAGAATAATTGCCACGTGCTCTATTTATGCCTTTCAATACTAAACGTATATTGTCTTTAATATGTCCAATAGAATTGTCTATTCTATCTATTGATAAACTAAATATAGGGTGTTTATAAACAGCAAATTTTAACCCTGTAAAATAACACCTCCAATTTTGTCTGTTCGCCAAATCGTATATAAAATCAGTATTGATATCTGATAGCAAATTGTTTTTTAAATCAGTTTTTATTGCATTTCTAACACACAATGATACATAATCTCTAGATTTAATTCCTGGGACAAATTCTTTAATGTTTTTCAAACAATCAATAAAAAATAAAACATCTTCATTGTTTCCATTATTTTTTAATAAATTCAAACCTTTACATATCAGCTGTATGTTATTAATAGTATGACCAATAGAATTGTCTATTCTATCTATTGATAAATCAGTTAATGCCCGACAAAATGTTAAATCAATATTTGATATTGCGCATTTGTTGTTCAATGCATACAGATTTCTAACGTAATTTCTATCAATATTTGATTGCCTATTTTTTAATTTATCTTCAGCTATTGCTGAACTAGTCTTAACACCAATAAAACTAAACATAGACCCAAATGCAGTACGTCTATATTGTTCTGTACGTTGCTGTTTGGTTTGTTTACTACGACATTTTTGAACATAAAATTTATTACGATTTTTATCCATTATCTATATAACGTTAATAAAGAAAGAGCCGGATAGTTATTTCTAACCATCCGGCTCTTACACTAGGTATTATAGGTTGCTAACGGTGAGCACACCGTAATAAAGCCCGCCATCTTCGATCAACTTTTTGCCATAACGCGTCATCAACCCCTTATTAGGAGTGAAACTGTTAGGGTCAAGAACTGTTGGGGTGGATAGTAAAGGAACATAAGGTGCGTAGAAGTATCCACTATCAAGCACGCTATTACCCTTAAAGCCCATAAGGATCTTACAATTCGGGAATAGTGGGTCCTTATACATCTTAAGTTTACCCTGAACTGTCCCTGCATGTGTTATCCCGATATCAATACCATCGTTGGCGAGGGCGTCGCTACCACGGAAGTCATTTAATTGCTCAAACTTAGAAGCAATGTCAGCACTCGTTACCATCCAGTTAGCTGGACCACGAAGGGTTGTACGATGGATGACGTTTGCAACTTCCAAACACTTGTATAGTAAGGCAATGTTACGATCCGTGAAGTTAACAGATGCACCTGCGGCTGTTGCAAAGTTGTGTGTACCACGAACACTTGCAGCAACGATTAGATCATTGATGATTTCGCGATCGATTTCTGCAACCATCTCGTCAGCCATCAAATCTGTTAGAGTTGCCTCTGCGTCGATATTGTGGACAGACTTGAGATCCTGTGCAGCTTCAAGACTCCAAGAAGTCTTTAGCTTACGGGTTGCGGCTGCAACTGAATCTGAATCGATAGAAAGAGAAACTTCTGGCTGGAAAGGATTGTTCTCAAGATCGTATTCATAATCAGCACGAACTAATTTGCCTGTTAAAGATCCACCTGTCAAGGTGATCTGTACGACACCAGTTGTGTGATTGAAGAACGTATTTGCACTGTTTGTATCAATCGTACAATTGGTTGGAGAATCAGACATTACGAGATCTGGATTACCACTTGCGTCGAAAGAAACCTGACACTGTGGAACAGGGTCTTCGCAAGAATCAGCATCAGAAGCGAAAACGTTGACAACGACTGTCCCAGCGAGAACTGGGCGATGAGCCAAAGTTGCAGAAGCAACAGTTGCACCACCGATTGTTAATGCTTCACCCTTTACTGTTTGAGAGCTATAATAAGGATCAAGAGCCCAACCGTTCTGGCGAGCAAATGCCTGAGCGGTATTCTGACGCATGATCTGAGTCCCTGCTTGTGTCTGACCCTTCGTTAGAGCATAACGATAACGAATGTAGAAAATCAAACTGGCTGGCTGGCTCATTGGCTGAACGCCAACTAAATTATCAGCGATTAAACGAGGATAGGACTTGCGGATCAAAGGAAGAGCAAAACGGGTGAAATCAGCGATATCACCAGTCGTAGTAGCATCCTCAAGGATAACTGAACGCTTCTTTGGATCCCAAGCATTATACTGATTCTCAAGCATCGTTGCGAGCAAAGAGAACTTAGATGGAGTCACTTCCTTGCACTTTGCAAGGACAGGAGCCCATTTTTTAACTAACATGTCCTTAGTAGCTTGACGATCAAGCTGAGCCTTCCGGACTTCTTCTGTTAATACTGGTTTCATTTTATTACCTTATTCATTTATTGTATCGGCAATCTTGCCTATTTCTGTTACTGGTTTGTGCGAATCACCGTGACTACGGGTCACTGTGCTTCTATAAGGTACAACTCGAGATTCGTCTAAAGTCTTTGGAACTTCGACTTTTCTATGCTCCTCAACTTTGACTACTGCCTTCGGTTCCTCTTTAGGAGCCTCAGATTTGTTACACTTTGCACACTTACCATCTTTTGGGAATGGTAGTTTATGGTCACTGCAATAACCTTCTACCATTACTGGTTTAACTAACTTAGACTCTAAAGCACGATTCTTTTGTAGAGTCTTAGCTGCTATTTCACTCGCCTGAGAAGCCTTAGCAATTGCAGCATTCCTTTCTTCCTTCATAGAAATTAATGCTTCCTGGAGTCTGGCGATTGTCTTTTCCGCCTCTACGAGCCTCTGATTAGTCTCAACACCATCCTTGATTTCAACACCTTCAAGAACAGCCTTTGCCTTTTTTAATTTGGCAGCAGACTCAGATTCCTCGATTGCTCTCTTACTTGCTACAGCTTGCTCAATTGCTGAAACTTTAGATTCAAGAAATATCTTAACGCGCTTAGCTAGTGCTACTTTTTCTTTAGCTACTTCTTCAAGACACACCCTTTTGGCACGTTCAATTTTTTCCTTGTATTCGCCTTCGTACTTTTCATTGACAGAATCACGATACTTCTGCAATTCTTCACAAATGCCTTTAGACAGTTCTTCGGACGCCCCTAAACCCTTTAACATCTCAATTAATTTTTCCATAAAAATCCTTTCAATTGGCATATCGTACCAAATCAATTGGTACATGCCATAATGTTAAAATATTTTTGCCAAAAATGGGGTAATTAATTTAATAAATGCATTATTGTATGTTGAAATGTTTTGAATATTTATTCCATAGATCTGGGACACTTTTAATTAAGTCTTCACCTTTTTCAAAACGCTTGTTTATTGATATCGCATAATCATATGCAAATACTGGATCTTTAACTATTAAAAATTCATGCAAACTGGAAATTTTAATAGCATCAAAAATCTTATAATACAAATTTAAATCTTTTGTGTAAGGTAGCATATAATAAAGTATTATAGCTAATTGTTTACTTGGAGAGTATAATTCATAATCAAATTCATCTTTAACTTGATTACCATTAGATTCAAATTGCATGTATGGCATACCATTACGTTTAATAATCCATAATGGCCCAGACTTTAGATAATCTGCTGCAGTATTCATAGCTTTAAAAAACAGTGGTTGTAATAAGATTGGATTCTTATTTTTTTTGGATTTATCCCAATTATACAGCTGTTCAACAGTAACACCATTAAGATCTGCATTAAATTTCATTAAATCTTTTGTAGTTTTCCATATAGAATATTTATTCGATATAATATAATTCATTGAATGATCTTCTGATTGATCTTTTATATAATCACTAATTGACAATTTATCAGTTAACATTGAATAAGTAGTACACCAATTGGAGCCAGTACCATAAAATGTTGCAGACTGCGGAGTGGCGCAACGAATTAACTGATATTCAACACCACCACTAGATGTACTAATAGTCTTTGTGAATAAAACAGTACCACCCTTTGCCATATTTTCTTTAAATGTTTTCAGTTGTGATTTTGCTATCTTTGTGTCATCAAGACTACTATGTGTTTTTTGTATATCCTGTATTTTTCTTTCAAGATCCTTCCAATCGTCATATTCCATTATGTTTTTTGAGCCTTCCCAATTCGACATCTTTGAAAAACGAATAAATCCAAGTATTGTATCTGCCATTCTTTGTGAATCCTCTGGCAATATTAAAGTACCAGAAGCATAACTTTTGACTATAAATTGCATATACTTTTCTGATGGATCGACATTGCTGATTAATTTACGAACATCTAATAAATCACGTTCTGCGTCTGGTTTTAATGAGCCATCAGCATTTACAAATCTATCTCTAATCCGTGATTTTTTACCAATCAACAACTTAATAAGTTCTGATTGAGACATTCCTTCAACTAAACACGACAATTTCATACGATATATTTGCTACACGTATTTTAACAAACATGGATGTGGCATTATTTAATAAAATAAACAATAAGCTTAACTATACCTACATTTTAGACAGTAGAACATTATTTATTGTGAGGCACAATAACAAAATAAATATTTTGAGATGTAAAATTTCTGCTATGTGCGAGACGTGTAATGAATTTTCAAAGACATCTGTTGATACATTATACAGAAAATTTTTAAAAAATAAAAAACATCTATGTTATTATTGTGGATTCAAAAATTTTAAATCAACAAAATCAATCAATAAGTATTCTAAAACACTATGGAAAGATCCATTATACAAACAAATGGTTAGTAGCGGCAATAAAATTGATAAATTAATTAAAAAATTAAAAAACAGTTAAATTTTTGCCAAATTAAACGCTCTTATAAATTCTTTTGAATCAGCATTTGTCATATTAGAAACTTGAGCATCAACAACGCCAGAATAAAATCCTAAAATTATATCATTAATAAACGGCATAGTCTGCCCAAAATCTTTAGATGACATCAAATGATAATTACCATTATATCTAACTACATACCATTTAGATATCATACCATCATTTTGTTCAAATGTAGAACAGTATATTTTCATACCAGATGATAATACGAATATCTCATTACGATTGGTATTAAGTTCTCGAAACTCATCTTCATCTGATAATTCTAAATTTGTATTACGATTTAATACTAATCCTGAAGAATGTTTGTATTCTTTTAACTCAATATTCTCATTTAAAACGTTTAATTTCATATGAAAGTACAATAAATAAAGCCATTATCACACTCACTTAAATTATCAACAATAAGTTAAATTCTTATGTCTATCGCCTATGGATTTTCTTTTATTCATTTTTGGCTTTCCGATCAGGTAACACTGCTGGTTTTACTGGTCTAAACGGATCTGGTTTGCTTGGAGTTGGAGATGGTGTTGATGGTTTAGTTGATGGTTTTACTGGCGTTGGAACAGTCTTTATTGTTGATTCAATGTCATTTACATCGACATCTTCATCATCTATCCATACATTTGGATCTTCAGTCAAATGTCTAGCTATTGATTCTGGAGAATAGTCTTCTTTTGTTATTTCTTGCTCTCCTAATTCTTTATAAAAATCCCAATGTTCTTTATTTTGCCTAATTGCCTCTTCTCCTTCTGGCCATCTACCTTTGATTACATTTAAAGAATACCAATAAGCCCATTCTGGATCTTTCTTAATTGCCTCTTCCCCTTCTGGCCATCTACCTTTAATAACATATCTAGAATAATAATAAGCCCATCTCGGATCTTTCTTAATTGTCTCTTCTCCTTCTGGCCATCTACCTTTGATTACATTTAAAGAATACCAATAAGCCCAATGTGGATCTTTCTTAATTACTTCTTCTCCCTCTGGCCATCTACCTTTAATAATATCTCTAGAATATTCATAAGCCCATTCTGGATCTTTCTTAATTACTTCTTCTCCCTCTGGCCATCTACCTTTAATAATATCTCTAGAATATTCATAAGCCCATTCTGGATCTTTCTTAATTGCTTCTTCTGCCTCTGGCCACCTACCTTTAACAATGTTTAAAGAATATTCATAAGCCCATTTTGGATCTTTCTTAATTATCTCTTCTCCCTCTGGCCATCTTCCTTTGATTACGTTTAAAGAATGATAATAAGCTAATTCTGGATTTTTCATATCTTGCTCTCCTAATTTTGTAAATTCTTTATAAAAATCCCAATGTTCTTTATTTTGCCTAATTGCCTCTTCCCCTTCTGGCCACCTACCTTTAACAATGTTTAAAGAATATTCATAAGCCCATTTTGGATCTTTCTTAATTGACTCTTCCCCTTCTGGCCATCTACCTTTAACTATGTGCTGAGCATAATAACCAGCTAACTTTGGATCTCTTTTAATAGCATTAAGAACTTCTGTATTTATATTATCTAGCTGCAATGTCGGCCATTGTTTAATTATACCATTTAATATTTCTTCTTTTGTCATACCTTCATAATTATTCATACTATTCATCACTAATTAACCCATTTATTAATTCTGTTGCTGCATCTGGATTCAGAATCACGTTATCAATAAAAGCAACAACATCTTTTGATTTGACTTTTTTTGACAGATTACTAATAACTTCTGCCATCTTATCTTTTGGAACTATTTTAATAAATTTTCGCCAGACAGAAGGGCCAACATAATAATGAAAAAACTCATCTTCATACTTATCTGCATGTTTATAAACTTTTCTCAATGTCGTTTCATCTAATTCAGATAATTGGTGCATTATTAAAATTTCCACTACACCTTTAGCAAACTCTTGTACAAGAATTGGGAAAACGGCTGCTTGTGCTACTACCACTGCACTTTCATTTCCATCTTCAGATTTCTCAAATTTCACTTCATTTGCTCCACCAGCCCTCATTGCCGACATAGCTGTAGCTATGAGATCAATATCGATATGCCATGAACTCAAAGTTACGGCATTTGCAAAATAATCATATAATTTTACTAAACGTTGGTCTATTGCATTAAGTCTATCAGCAACCATATGGTGTGCCGATGCCATAATATGCAATGAACTACCATGCGCTAACATGTTCAATGATATTCGTTTTTCAACTGCCTCTTTTTGTTCTGGCGTAAGTTCGTCATCTACATCTTCTTCTTTTTTGCTTATTGATACATTTTCCGTCAAATCGCCATGAAGCATTGATTTATCAACATTCCAGATTTTGACAACAATATCTTTTGCCAAATCGATAAGTTCATCTTTATGTAACATTTCTATCTGTTGTATAGTATCGAATATATCTATTAATTGACTGTGGTTTACAAGTCTATGTGTGCTTGATGTTAGTGTCTTATATTGATCAAATGACATCGATTGACCATGTTTTTTGAATATTGGATGTTTGCCAAGTGAATATTTGCCAGTTGTCAACGCTCTTCTAACTGATGGATGCATTTCATTGATAACATCAATTGACTCAGCTATTATACGTTCAATCATATGCTATTTTTGCATAGCTATACAATTCATATTTTACATAAATATACTGGGGGCATTGCCCCCAGTCATCTCAACACAAAACTTGTGGAGGTCTAAAATTAATTATTATAATAGTTTAGCCAATATTGTTTCATACTACGTCTAAGAGCAGCTCTATGTTTATCAGACTTTTTATTATTCCAATACTCTAATAGAGATAAACTACGTCTCTCGTTAATTTCTCTACGTTCTTTCCAGTAACGCTTCATTGCATTTGATCTAGACTTGTTTAGATAATTCATACAATCTCCAAAATTTGTAAAATACACAAATATATTGTATGCGCCTCAAATTGTTATATGAGTCAGAAGAAATTGACTTTGGAATCGTAGATGACGATAAGAATATAACTGATAGAGATGTTGATAAAATTTTACGCGATTTAAGAAATCCTGATAATCTACCAATAATTAAAATAATACCCATATTAGCTTATCATTATTCTAAAGATGTTATTAAAGGCAGATGGCCAGAAGGGGAAGAGGTGATTAAGAAAGATCCTATATGGGCTTATGAGTATTCTTTAAACATTGTTAAAGGCAGATGGCCAGAGGGGGAAAAAGCAATTAAGAAAAATCCAGGATGGGCCTATTACTATTCTAGAAATGTTATTAAAGGTAGATGGCCAGAGGGGGAGGAAGTAATTAAGAAAGATCCTATATGGGCTTATGAGTATTCTTTAAACATTGTTAAAGGTAGATGGAAAGAAGTGGAAGAGGTGATTAAGAAAGATCCAGGATGGGCCTATTACTATTCTAGAAATGTAATTAAAGGTAGATGGCCAGAGGGAGAGGAAGCAATTAAGAAAAGTAAGTATTGGAAATTATACAAAAAATCTTTTAAGATAACAGAATCAAGAATAGTAGAGTCAGAAGAAATTGACTTTGGAATCGTAGATGACGATAAAAATATAACTGAGAAAGACATATTAAATATAATTGATTCAATGTTTACAAGAGATAAAAACTTTGAAAACAGAATAAATACACATCCAAAATTAGCTTATTATTATTCTAAAAAATGTTATTAAAGGTAGATGGCCAGAGGGAGAAGAGGCAATTAAGAAAGATCCTCAGTTCGCTTATTTTTATTCTAAATATGTAATTGGCAATAGATGGCCAGATGGGGAAGAAGCAATTAAGAAAGACCAAAGATGGGCCTATCAATATGCTCAAAGTGTCTTAGGCGAACGATGGCCAGAGGGAGAAGAAATAATAGCGACACATCCAGTATGGGCAGCCTACTATGCTGTTGATTTAGTCGGCGGAAAATGGGAAAAAGGCGAAAAAGCAATATTTAAAGATACAGTCTGTACACGATATTATAAACAAGGGATTAATCAGTCCGACCAAGATGAAGAGTTATAGATTCTTAAGATAAGAATTTATTTGAGAAAGGATATCTTTTTCTGTCATTTTAATTGATTGAACCTTCTGAAGTTTTAATTCTCTGTTCCTTGACTCCATTACAGATAGATAGCTCTGATGTACAGACGGATCAGCAACAACATCGAATGTCACAAAAGCAAACCCTTCAAGCACTCTATTATATTCCTGACCTTCTACCATTACAGGTTCCATATCACCAACGCCACGAGAGCTAATACCAACTGAAACCCCACTCTCGACTAGGCCTTTAAGAATTGAGCCACAAGGTGTCTTTTCAATTACTTCTAATTCACCAAGAACTTCATCACCTTCCATCCAAACTTTTGTCACAACATGCGAAACACGGTCCAAATGAATCTTACTATCAGTAGGGTGTTCAAGTTCCCCGAGCACACGTCTATTTTTTAAATCTTCTTGCAATTGTTCAACTGCATTTTTCAAAATTTTAGTTTCATAAATACGACCATTGGCATTTGGCTTACCGCCATATTGGAAACGCCCAGCCAATCTTATGATAGTTTTTTTCTGCCCATTAATGTCTTCTACTATTGTTCCAGCTTTAACAATCTTCAATGGCATTATTTCTTGCAAGAAAGTATGATTACCAATATTACCAGAAGTAGCAACAATAGATCTATCCATAAATATTTCCTCTGTAAATATTTTTGCCATGATTGACTGGATTAAAACATCTAAATTATTTAATTATGACCAAAATTCAATAAATATGTTCATCAGCTAAGAACAAAATTATGGACAAACAACAGCTACAAAACAAAAATCTCTAAATCAATAACAAACAGTATACATAAACAATCTGATAATCTCATAAAGATCAAAAAATCATAGATGAACAAAATTATCATCAAAACTAAACATAGATACGCCAAATACAAACATCATATCATTATATAGACAACGATAAAATTGCACAAAAGATCCATGTGAGAACAAGTACTAAACAATAATACATCAGAACACAAATATGCAGAACTCAACAACAATTTAAAAAGATTATACTGAATATTAATTGACCATACTAATCAGTAGGGCCATTAATTAGTTAACAACAGCACTTACTGTGGCCACATTTGTCACAACATTCACAATCATCACATTTACAGTCTTTACAAACCTCGTGACACTTGCCACATAGATCTTTATCTTCTTTAATATCTTCGTTCTTCTTAGATTCATCTTCTTCGTTCTTCTTAGATTCATCTTCTTCGTTCTTCTTAGATTCATCTTCTTCGTTCTTCTTAGATTCATCTTCT